TCGGACCCATCGCCACAAACCATCCTTTTTTGCCTGATGTCATTTTTCTTTCCCTTTCATGTATGTGCGTTTTCTTTCCGTACACTTCGCGCATCGCCATCTAGGTTTATTGGCGGTCTGTTTGATCATGCCGCCTTCATCGGGTTGATACTTCATGCAGTTGCTACAAAACCGTTCTTTTTTCTTTTCTTGATCTTGCATCAAAGCTCGGCCTCCTCGAGTTTTTCAAGTTTCCAGGCACAGCAATATCCAACTGCCCCAGCAACTACGGCGCCAGCCAAAGCAGGGACAGCTTGAGAAATGTTGCAAACCGCTGCCACTAAGCAGATTGCAAAAGCTGCCAGACAATCAAACATCACAAGAGCAAGAATGTATTTCATTTTGGGGCCTCCCTTTAAGCCACCCCGAAGGGTGGCGATTAAGTTACCAACCAAGACGATTCATTTCTGTTTCCATCACTTCGTGCAGGTCATTAAGCCCCGCAGCAATCTTTTCCAGCTCCCACACCTGCCAAGACTTGAATTCGAAGTAGTAGTCGATCCCCTGAATCAGAGGCACATTCTGTCCATCAATCACACACACCGGGTGGCTTTCGCTGCCCATTGCATCTTTCTCGATATCCTCAATCAACTGGTCGGCAGTGCCGTAATCCTCGTAGTGATACTTGTCACGAAAAAACGGGTCATTGGCTGCACATGGGGTTTCTTCAAGTTTCCAGCCACCGCGATAGTGATAATCAAAAGCTGCGGTTACTTTGTCACGGCCTGAAGCCGTGAGAGTTACATTCCAGAGCATGTAGCCAGTTGGGACAATTACCGCGTTGCTATCAAGTGTTTGCATAATGCAGCTCCTTGTTGTGTTGCGTTGTTGATGTGTTCATATTACGCACACTGAGCGCACGATGCAAGTGTTTTTAACAAAAGAATGTAAAAAAAGTGTGTAGGCAATAAAAAACCCGCCGAAGCGGGTTAGTTGTTGGCGCAGCTTTCAAACCTCGAAAGTTATATATGGCTGCTTGTAACCAACACGGCTGAGGGCGAAATTTGTGGATCGCACGCCCCGTCTAGATCGGGTCATCCACCCCCATGCGTCTTGATGCGGGCAAGAATCTGCCTTTGAGCATCTTCATTGCCTTTGGCTACTATAACAAAATCGCCTATGCTTTCAAGATACTGACGCCAATTTTTCTGTTCTGGCGAGACTACACCACCCTTGGCCCGTTTCATTTCAACCCACATTTTCCAAGCTGGAATGCACAGGTCTGGCACGCCTTTGGACACACCCTCGGCTTTTAGTCGTGCCGCAGTGCTTGGCGTACGTGCACCGCCGTTGGGAATGGCAAAGATTCGGACGCCTGGAAAAGTTTGCTTGAACCACTTAACAAGCTCTCGTTGTTCTTCGTGCTCGGTGGGGATTCGTTCGTCCATTCTCTTGTAAGCACCCTGTAAAATTTTCCATCTTGTTTGTAAGTAATTTTAACAGGCGATGTGCCTTTATTCATAGCCTGGGCGATGCCGTCCAAAGAATGGACGTCACTGTTAGGCGCCCCGCTGTTGCCTTTCATCTGCACCAATACCCCAAGCGCCTTTTGTCCTGCATAGCCTTCGTGATTGATTGGAAGGTACTCGGTGATTGGCTTGTCGCTCAATGCCCCGTAGTACGTCACAGCGAGCATTTCCTTGCCCGATGCCTTGCTCACGTGCTTGCGCCAGTTCCAGCTTGTGACGGTCATCTCGCTGGCCTCGATGCCCATGATGTCGTCGGTGCGTAGTTCGTACCGCTTAGGAGCTGGCGCTGGAAAATCATATTCACAGGCAGGACACCGACGAGCGGAGATAGGGCAAAGCTCGGCGCAGTTGTCGCATACTTTTACAGGTACCTCGCCATTGCCTGACCCTGCTTTTTTGGGCGGCTGAACGGCGGTAATTGGGCCGTGCATTTCCACCACGCCAGCAAAGTCGAGCACCAAACAGTGATTGGTGTGGCTCTTGGGGCGCATGCCTCGGCCAGCCATTTGAACGTAAAGGCTGGGAGACATGGTAGGCCGCAGCATGGCGATAAGGTCGATGTCAGGATAATCAAAGCCAGTGGTGAGCACGTTGGCATTGGTAAGCGCGCGGATCTTTCCAGCCTTAAATGCTGCCAAGATTGCAGATCGCTCAGCCTTTGGCGTGTCGCCAGTTACGCAGGCCGCTGCGATGCCGTACTCCTGCAACACCTCGGCCACGTGTTGTGCATGGGCCACGCCTGCACAAAAAAACAACCAGGCTTTGCGATCCTCTGCCCTGGCGATAACCTCGCGCACCACGGCGTCATTCTGGTCGGCAGTATCCACGGCTCGTTGCAGGTCGGCCTCGATATACTCTCCGCCCCGTTTTTTAACGCCATCCACAGACAGCTTAGTGTTTGTCACTTTGCTACGCAGCTTTGAGAGATAGCCACGGAACACCAGCTCCTCGATGCTAACCGGCTCAATCAGGTCGGCAAAAATCGCCGGGGCATCGGTAATCAGGCCATGCCCTAATCGGTAAGGTGTGGCCGTTAAACCCACCACGCGCAGAGCCGGGTTAATGGCTTGCAGGTCGGTTAGCAGCGTTCGGTATCCGCCTTCTTGGTTGTGGTTGACCAAGTGGCACTCGTCAATGATCACCAGGTCGATGTGACCCAACAGATCCGCCTTAGTACGCACCGACTGAATACCGGCAAACGTGATCGGCTCGCCCAAGTCTTTGCGCCCAATGCTGGCAGAGTAGATGCCAAGTGGCGCACCAGGCCAGTGCTGGCGCATCTTCTCGGCGTTTTGCTCAATCAGCTCTTTGACGTGTGTAAGCATCAAGACCCGCGTATCAGGCCAGCTTTGCAAAGCATCTTTGCACAGGGCTGCGACGATGTGTGACTTGCCGCTGCCAGTCGGCAACACTAGGCAAGGATTGCCAGCGTTACCGGCTCGGAACCAGTCGTATAGCTGGTCAATTGCGCGTTGTTGGTAGTCGCGGAGTTTCACAGTAGCTTTTCCTGCTTTGGCTGTGGAACTGGCGAAGGATCAAATAGCGTCCCTTGTGCTTGAGCGTTTGAAATGCGCTCGCAGGCTATGTCGAAATACTTGGGTTCGCGCTCGATGCCGATGAACTTGCGGCCCATCTGAACAGCAGCCACTCCAGTTGTCCCGCTGCCCATGAATGGATCGAGGATGGTTTGCGGCTTGCCGACTTGATCTATGCAAAACTTCATAAGCTCAATTGGCTTTTGTGTCGGATGCTCTTTTCGGTAGCTAAGAACAGATTGGCGATGCATCTTTGCCGGCCCCTTCTTGTTCGTCCACGCGTACTCGCACATTGCAAGGCTGAAGTCCTGCGGCTGAACCTTGTCCCAGACAAAAAAACATTGCTGAGGCGAAAGGTCAAAGTAGTTGCCCCCCCACAAAACAGCAACATCACCAGCAGCAACGCAAGCGTCGATGATTTGCGAATCCGGCGCCGACGCATCCCAATCCAGCTTTTCATGCATCTGGCGAACTGGGTTTGCTGCAATACCAATCCCATAAGGAGGGTCAGTAATCACCGCATCCACCTTTGGCAGCGTCGGCAAAATATCCATGCAATCGCCCAAGTAGAGCGTTGCGTTTCCTATAATCACTGGTTTCATCCCGTAATCCTCCCGCCATCCTTACGGATTTCATTGATAAACACATCAGGATTGGCGCAGGTTTTAGGGTTTGCCAGAATCTCCTTACTGCTGAAGACAAACTCCCCTGGCTCGCCATTAGCCACAGGCTTGCCGTCAATTACATACACGGCCGTCCAATCGTCCATGCCATCTTTGCGTTTCCAGGGCACCATGTCAGGGTGCAGGACGTGCGCAGAGCATCCAGATCGCTGCCAATCGACCGGAATTACATCGTTGTCATGGCGGGCACATGTCCAAGTGTTGTCAGCTTGCGCAGTGCTATGAGCGCAGGTTCGACAATTAACTTCTTTCGTCAGCTTGGTTTTGTGGCAAAACTCATGAGCCGGACAGAATTTGCACTGATACCAGCTCGCATCCGAGCTGATCGGCTCGGGCATGCGGTCTGACAGTGCAATCCGTTTGCCACGTTCGACCAATGAGTTCGCTAGGTTTTTGTCGAAAAACACTTGCTCCGACCAGATGCGATCATCGTCTTTGCACACAGCAACATATAAGGCTTGCTCTAGCTGAGTGCCAAGCATGTACACCTGCATCTGGGCATAGTGCATCGGCTTTGATTTCTTAACGCCGTTTTCTTCGAGGTCATCAAACGACTTTTTGCTGTGCGTTTTAAACTCGAGCACGTGGCGTTTACCGTCGCCGAATGGCACGCCAGACTCGGCGATGCCATCAATTGATCCAGCAATGTGAGATCCAAACTCTACCCGGCTTTGCTGAGGACCGGTCTTTTGCACATCAACCCCGATTGCGCGCAAGTCACGCACAATTTGTGCTTCCTCGTTTTGCCCGCGCCTAAACAATCTCAAGATCCGGCCAGGGAATTTTTCAATGACCGCCCACCGAAACGACAACCACAGCCAGCGATCACACGGATGCCCGAGCATTGATGCGCCAAGATGCGGGCGAGGCAAGTCTTTTTGACTTTCGTGATGCTTGTCAATTAACTCCTGGATGCTGTAATCTTCCATCGGGTGGAATCTCCTTTTGATTTGCTTGGCCCCTGTTGCGGTCACAACAGGGGATTTTTTTTTCCTATTACTTCTTGGCCCAAGGAGGCGCAGCACCCTCAGCCTTTGGCGCAGTAACGG